GGACGCTCAGACCACTGTCAATCAAGGAGGTGAGTCGTTGCCATGAACGCGCTGAAGCGCCGGAATTGACTGCACTTACCTGATATGCAGTGCCAATTGCAAGCGATGTTGTTGTGCCTGTTCCGTTTTGGTAGAGCAATGATCCAGCCGCGCCACCAGCGACGTTTGTTGCCGTACCTGCGGTTGCCGCATTCAGGTTTGCAACTTGAGTTGTGCTTGCAACAGTAAATGGGGCGGTTCCAGTTGAAACGGTTGATGTGATAACACCAGATGCCGAAACCGTGGTGAATGATGCCGCGCTACCCAGCAGAGCAACAGCGCCAGCAGAGCCTGTATTGACCGCCAATGCGGTAGCTACGCCAGTGCCCAAGCCAGTGATTGATCCCACCGCTGGGGTTACTGTGGTGTTACTTGCCGCAGTCAATTGACCTTGAGCATTCACCGTGAATGTGCCAACTTGAGTTGCGGAGCCGTAAGAGCCAGCAGTAACAGCGGTGTTGGTAATGGAGAACTGGTTTGTTGAAAGAGTTAAACCTGTTCCTGCGGTGTAGGTTACACCACCCGCTCCAAACTGAATAAAGACAAGCGCGGTTGTGCCAACGGTAATTGGCAAGGCGGTTTGTTGAATCCAAGATGTATTGGCGTTGGCTGTGCCATATATAACCAACATCAAGTCGCCTTGATCAATCTCGTTGTTTCCAGAGCCGCTGGTGTCGTAATCTGTTGCGCGAGTCAGGATGTATGGCAAAGAGCCTGTGCCAGCCTGTGTCAATGTGTATACGCCGTTATTTGCGCCAGCGGCCTCGTTCTTTACAAGGATGCGCTTACCAACGTCGCCAGAGACAAATGTGTATCCATCAACAGTCAGCGTACCGTTAGAGCTTGCAGTAAGGGTTGCGCCTACGCCGCTTGACCCGTTGTTGTATGTATTGGCTGGAGACAAAGCCGCTGTTGTTGCGTAATTACAAGCGGCGTGAAAGTTGATGCCGTTGGCGATGCTGTCGGCGTAAGCTTTATTGACAATGTCCGTACTGCTGGTTGGCGTTGCGGTTATCGTGCCTGTCGTCAATGCAACGGTTGTCAAAGCGGCAGGTGCGGCCCAAGTAGGAACACCTCCAGTAATGGTCAATATTTGAGTGTTGCTACCTATGCCAATTTTGGCAAATGTACTTGATGTGTTGGCGTACAAAATATCGCCAGCGGTATAAGATGTGTAGCCAGTTCCACCGCCTGCGGCGGCTAAGGTTCCGCCCAAAACAATTGCGCCTGTACTTGTGGTTTGCGGAGTCAATCCTGAAAGTGTTGTTGAGAATGATGCGACACCCGTAGTCGCGCCGGGTTGCCAAGACGGCAAACCAGAAGACAAGGTCAAAACATAACCGTTTGTTCCAGCGCCAAGCTTCGACAATGTGTTGGTGTTTGATGCGTAGATCAAATCACCTGTGGTGTATGTAGAGAAACCTGTACCACCAGAGATAGCGCCCAAGGTTCCGCCAAGAGTGATGGCTCCAGTGCCAGCAAACGCAGGTGTCAATCCATTGAGTGTTGTGACAAATGATGTGACAGGTTGAGCGCCCCATGTTGGAACACCACCCGCAATTGTCAGCACCGTTCCATTGCTTCCTGCGGACAGCTTTGAAAGCGTATTTGTTGCCGATGAATAAACTATGTCGCCAGTTGTGTATGTAGAAAAACCAGTTCCGCCATTTACCGCATTTAGCGTTCCAGAAAGAGTAATTGCACCAGTTGTTGCGGTGCTTGGCGTAAATCCAGTTGATCCTGCGCTGAACGAAGCAACACCAGAAGAAACAGCAGACACCCATGATGGGTTTGCGCCAGCGCCACCAGTGACGAGGTATTGACCATTGGTTCCGGGAGACAAGGGAACCCATCCACTTGCGTTTCGGTACAAAAGCATACCCTGAGTGCTGGCAGATAAGCTTGCATCAATCAGAGAAGACAAACCTTGGTAGGTTGCCGCTGTACCTGCGCCATTCACCGCATTGATTTGGTATGGCGAGCCAAGCGCAATTCTTGTGATCAGAGTTTGAACTGTGCCAGTCGCGTCTTTGTAAAACAGCTTGCCATCTTGAATATTGATCGCCAACTCACCATTGACCAAGTTACTGGACGATGGCTGTGCAGACGCTGTGGAGCTGTAATACAGTGAAATTGGGGTAAAGCCTGACTGTGCCATTTCTTTCCTTTAGGTGGGGCCATACTTGCCGCGATACTCAGGTGACTGATCATCAACTCCTTGCAAAGACGCATCTGGTCTTGGGAATTTTAAGGTGATCTTTTCTGTTTTTCTAGCAGGCAAACGGTACGGGTCTTTCTCATCTGCGCAACCCTGCCGACAGACCGAAAGGCCGGGGAAGTTGGGGTCAGGTTGCGCCTCATCAATCGCTCTTTTCATCTTGCATCTGTCGCAAATAAAAATTGCAAGACTTGCATTTCCGTCGGTGTTTAAGAATCTTGGCATGATTACCTCGTGTACACGCCAATATTTGGCGCAAGGTAAATCGGTGACTTGTCGCGTTCTTCTTGTTCTGCCATGTGAAAGTATTTTTCAGCCTGACCTTCAAGGTAGTTAATGCGGTTTGCATCCACGCCGGGCAATATCTGCGACATTTGGTGTGCCAACATGTTTTGGATTGCCATCAACCAACGATCTGGGATCGCCAATTGACCGCTCAATGCCCCAACATCCTCAATTTGGGCTGAGTACCACACCACCATTTGGACAAACGGGTCTGAGGGGGTGGGCCACAGCGTGATGGTTGCCTGCGGAATCGTGCGGTTCAGCCAAAACTGGTATGGGTTGTTGGCGAGGAAGTTTTTGTTTGGCAAGTTGGTGTAATCGTCACGATTCAGACGAGCCATGGTGATTTCAGTGCTGTTCTCGCCAAAGAAAAGCTCACGCAACGCCAAGGTTGTGGTTCCGGTGGCTCGCATGCGGTAATACTGCACGTTCGAGCCGGGGTCGATGTCCTGCCAAATCCATTCTCTGTCAGTCACAGTCACCGATGTGCCCGTGTACAACGTTTTCCAAGTAGCGCCGTCCACCGAGGACTCAAAAACATAGCTCCAAGTGGCAGTGCCACCACCAGAAACGTAAGGCATGAAGCCAATGGAGCCAACGTAATAGGTCAACCCTGCGCCGTAATCAATGGAAATATTGCCTGCGGGAGCGGTTTGTTGGCAGTAGGTGTCCAAATCACCGTCAAAGGCGTTTGCCGCCACGCCACCTGCGGAGGTGTTGTACGAGCCAGAGGGGCGCGTCATCGTCCTGTAGAGGGCATTCAAGACATCATTACCGCCCACTGGTAGCAAATACTCAAATTGGTCTGGCATCAGCCCTATAACGGTCTTTTTGATGGCGAAATACTGGATACCTTGGTTGATCAGGTTGCTCAGGACGTAAAAAAGCGCACGTTTGGCAGACTGAACCTGCTCAACGGTCAATTCTTCGGCTAATTTGCCAGATCGACGCGCACCATCATCAATCAGATTTTGGACTGTGATGGTGGTCTGACCGACCGTTCCTGAGTACGCCATGTGTTCACCTTACCAGTTTGAATTGCTTTTGCCTTTGGAGGCAGTTGAAACGCCACAGTCTTTCAGATTGATCTTGCCGCCCTGCTTGTAGCTTGAATTTTTTGCAGAGTGAATCCTGCCGCTCAATTGTTGCAACTCGCTTGAAGCATTACGAGCTTCGCGCTCTTCGTCAGATAAGTTTTGCTCACGGTCGGCATACATCCAATTTTTGCCTTTGGATGCAATCTCAGACAATTCGGAATGGCGTTTTTCAAGGTTTGGTAAGTCGGCTCTGTCACGAGCAATTGCGTCTGCTTTGATTTTGTCGTTGCGAGCCTTGACATCAGCCATGGACTTTTGCTTCCATGCTTCACGGTCGGCCTTGGCTTGCTCAGGAGTTTTCCTTGGGGTTTTGCCGCTAAAGAAATCTTCAATACTCTTGGTGGCCTCTTCAAGCCTTTTTTTTGTTTCTGGGCTACTTTTGCTACTGCCGTACATGC